AGATAGCTCTAATCCTATGGCTATTGCAGAGCTCAAAAATCTAGGATGGAGGATTAAAAAAGCAGATAAGCCTCAGGGCTCAGTTAATGCAGGGATAGATATAGTAAAAAGGTTTAGGCTATTAGTTACTAAGAGGAGCATTAACACTATTAAGGAGCTGAGAATGTATAAATGGAAGGTAAAAAAGACAGGAGATCCTGATGATGAGCCTGTAGATTTTGCTAATCATAGTTTGGATGCTTTGAGGTATATTTGCATGGATAAACTAGCAGAAAAAAATAAAGGAGTTTATGTTATTAGATAGATTTAAAAAGGTAGGCAATTTTCTAAAAGCCTATTTTGCAAAGGATAAAAGCCTATGGGCTAGATTGACTATAGAAAATCTGCAGGATATTTTAGAGGCTGAGAGGCTATTAAAAAATCCTTTAGATCTAGCAGTAACTATTATCAGCATAGTAGATAGGAAAAGCCCTGCAGAGGTAAAGCTCTATGATTATGATGATCTATCTAAAAGGTATAAAGAGATAGCTGTAGAGCTAAAAGAAATACCTAAAATGCCTCTACCTAAATATTGCAAGCTAGATAAAAAGAGCTATTTTATTGCAGCTTTGATAGAGGAGCAGCAGACGGCTCAGATGATAGAGATCATTAAATTTAAGGAGATGGAGGATAATTTAGATACTCTCCATTATCAGATAGCATCCATGCTCAGAGAGATTAAGAGAGGCATGATACAGGATTATGATGCAGATAGCCATGAGCAGAGAGCTGAGCAGGTTAAAAAGCATTTTCTAGCAAAGGATGCCCTAGCTGTAGGAGGTTTTTTTTTGATCGTTTGGGAGGAGTATCTAAAGATTATCCCTCAGTATTTAAATCAGGAGATGATAGATCAGATCAGGATCGAGATTTAGAGCCTGATAAATCTAATTTAACAGCTGATCCTTATCTAGCCTATGGATGGCTTAACATTATCCATAATCTAGCAGGAGAGGATCGGATAAAATGGGATATTATTTTTAAATGGAAAGCCCTCTATTTTCTTTTTCATGCTCAGCATTTTATGGATGAGCAAAAGCATAAGGCTAAAATGTATAAATCCATAAGTTAAAAGAGATATATTTTTAGGTATATGGCTAAAAAGTTTATAGATATACAGGCAGAGCTAGATAAGTTAGGAGATGCTATCCCTGATGATCCTATGAAGGGATTTACTGAGGGAGAAAAGTATATATATAAATGGAGTACTGAAACTATAAAGCTATGGAGAGAAGAGCTACTAAGAAAAAATAAAGATAGCTCAGGTAATTTAGCTAGCTCATTTGATCCTCTCCCTATTGAAAATAAGATAGGAGGATTTAGTTTTAAGATAGAGGGAGCATATTATTGGAAGTTTATAGATCTAGGAGTTAAAGGAGCTAGATCATCATCTAAAGCTCCTAATTCTCCATTTAAATTTAGCTCTAAATATCCTCCATTAGAGGCTATTACTAAATGGTTAAATTTTCGCCCTGAGGTAAGATTAAAATTAGCAGCTATCTATGGAGTAGATGATAGCATAGATAGTAGAAAATTCATAGCTAAGAAAATGCAAAAGAGCATTTTTACTAGAGGCATTAAAGCTACTCCATTTGTACAGGCAGCAATAAATAGAACTAGGATAGATGAGCTACAGGAAAATCTAGCAGAGCTATTTAATAAGCAGATTAATGAGCTAATTATAAAAGAGAAAAAATAATATGGGATTAAACATTATACAACAGCCTAATTTATATGCCTCAGGTTTTAATCCTTTGGCTTTTATTTTAGAGAGTACTGATACGGCAGAGCCTAATTTTAGATATACAGCAGAGGTATCAGTAAATGGGATAGGAGTAGCTACTTTAAAAATCTATCCTCATCCTGAGGATGATAACGGCTATTTTGATTTTTCTAGGATTGTATCTACAGCTCTATCATTATCTGATCCTGCTATAGATCAGGAGTCATTTTCTAATGCTCCTAATAACTATGCAAATTATACTATCAATTTTGGGGCTGAATGGGGCTCTCCTCCTGTACCTGATGAGCTCTCTACTGCATTTTTTGAGGGCTATGTTATTAACTCAGCCTTTGGAGTAAGAGAATATAATACTATAGGCTTTGATGTTGCATCTTATTTTGCTAATGGATCTGCAGGATTTAAGATCATGAGTAATTATCCTACTGAATTTAGGGCTAATGCAGAGGATTACGGATGGATTTATTTTGCTAATGAGATAAATCCTACTGCTACTGCTGATGCTGTTAGGGTAGTATTTGAAATGAAAGATGGAAATATATATAATCTTGTGAGGGATTTTTATTTATTGAATAATCCTAATATTAATCAGCATATTGGAGGTAATGATAATCCATATATAGTACAAATATTGCCATTTTTACCTGCATCAGCTGTAGAGATTGGATCAGATTATATCTCAGATAGCGAGCCATTTACTACAGAGTTTAATATTACCTCTGATAGATTTAGGTATAGCTATCAGTTTTATGATGAGCAAGGCGGATCTCCTATCTCAGATATTTATTACATTTATGCTAGTCCATGTAATAGCATCTATGGCAGGGCTCAGGTATTTTGGCAAAATAGAAAGGGAGGTATTGATAGCTTTGTATTTGATAAGCCTAAAAGATCTACCTATAATTACAACAAACTACAGGCAGCTAAGCCATTAACTAGAAAATATGGAGTAGATAATAGCCTGTATAATTCTAGAGGCTACTCTGATTTTATTGCAGATGTAGAGAAAACTGAGGCAGTAAATCTCATCTCTGATAACCTAACTAATGAGCAGTTTATTTACCTAACTGATTTATTCTCTAGCCCTAGAGTATTTATCTATGATGAGGCTCTAGGAGATTTAACTCCTATCATTATTACTGATACAAACTATAGCCCTAAAAAAGGTTTATATGATGGAGTAAATAATTTAACTATCAATTTTGTATATCCTTATAAAGAATTTACTCAGAGATGAATACTCAGCTAAGATTAGGAAATTATTATATAGATTTATCAGAGGATATAAATATAGAAACCTCATTTAATTTCTCAGATATAGAAAATCCTGCAGAGAAAGGATCTGCATATAGTAAAACTATCAGCATCCCATCTACTCAGAATAATGATGAGGCTCTAGGTTTTTTATTTGATTTTGGGGCTCAGGTTACTACATTTGATCCATCAGTAAAAGTATTAGCTGAGGTAGTTACTAATGGAATCCCTAGATTTACAGGAGTAGGGCAGCTGCTAGCTATTAGGATTTTAAATAATATAGTTAGTTATGAGCTAGGGATTTATGGTGAAGCTGCATCTTTATTTAGGGATATAGATAGTAAAGATTTAACTGATCTAGATTTTTCAGGAGATAGCCCTGAATGGATAGCAGAGATAGTTAGTGAGGCATGGGATAGATTAGAGGCTAATGATTTTACTCAGCCCTATACGTTCCCTTTGGTTGATCTAGGGCAGATCCCATCAGCAGAGAGGGAGAATAATCCTGCCTCTGCTTTATATACTACTGATATGTTTTATCCTGCCTTATCTATCAGGCATATCATAGATAAGATTTTTTCTGATGCAGGTTATACCTATCAATGCCCTTTTTTTCAGGCTGATAGTTTTAATCATTTATTTATCCCTTATCCCTCAGATGCATTACCTAAAAAAGCTAATGCAGATATTTATGCTACTCAGTTTTATATTAATAGCTCTGCTAGTTATACAGGTGCTATCCCTGATATGGATGATGGAGGCTATCTCTATCCTGTTTATGATGATGCTACAGCTCCTACATATTTTAATGGAGGTAGCTATGATATACCTAATAATGAATATGTAGCAGGCATATCAGGTAGCTTTGAGTTTAACTATTTAATGGTAGTAGATGCAGGTATTTATGATGATGATTTTGCTCAGTTTAAAATAGTATTAGAGGTAAATAGTACTGATGCTGATTTTCAGCTGCATGATCTTTCTAATTTAGTCCCATCAGGAGTATCATTTACTATACAGCCTGATAGATATTTATCAGGAAAATTTACTATTACCTTATCTGCAGGAGATGTAGTAAAGTTTAAAATACAAGATACTACTACTCCCTATGGAGGTTGGGCTAATTTGCTATCTACTCAGATCTCAGGGCAAACTTTAGTAAATACTATCTCAGTAGGAGAAACTTTTAACCTAAATAGCTGCCTGCCTGTAGGAGTAAAGCAGGGAGATTTTTTAAGGAGCATTTTTAAGGATTTCAATTTACTCCCTGAAACGGATAAAAACAATCCTAAAAATATCATTATAGATACCTATGATGATTTTTACTCATCAGGTACTTTGTTGAATTGGGATGATAAGCTAGATATATCTAAGGAGATAACTATAGAGCCCTCAGGAGCATTAACTAAAAAGAGATTTATTTACAGCCATGCAAGAGGAGGAGGCTATTTTGATAAACTATATAGTAATAGCTACTCTGAAAGCTATAGTAATAGGGATTTTACTAATAGCTCAGATTTTGCCTCAGATGCTGAGGAGCATAAATCCATTTTAGGAGCTCCTGTAGTAGTAGGTTATGGCAATAGCTCTAGGCTTATCCCTAGATTTTATGATTTTGAGAATGGCAATTTAAAGAAAATAGCAGCAGGGCTGAGGTTTATATATGCAGATTATATCTCCTATCCTGTTACTGAGGGCTTTTTTGTTTTCAATGGAGATCCATTAGAGAAATATCCCTATGCAGGGCATCTAGATAATCCCTATAATCCTACTATAGATTTTAATTTTGGTATGCCTAGAGAGTTATATTATAGTAATACTCCTGAAAATCCTAATCTATTTAACTATACAAATAATAATACCTTTAATAGATTGCATAGGAATAGATTAAATAATATCATTAATCCTAATGCTAAGCTAGTAAGGGCTTATTTTCTATTAGATGATATAGATATTAATACCTTTAGCTTTAGAAATAAGGTTTATTTTCAGGGGCAGCGGTGGTTAGTACAGAATATTAATAACATTGATAACGTAAATTTACAGAGTACTGAGGTAGAGCTACTATTAGATTTACCTTTAGGAGCTTTTACTCCTGTTACTTTTGCTGTAGTAGATGGAGCAGGAGCTAACCTAGATGGAGAATGGCTGCCTAAATTATCTCCTCCTACTGCTACTACTAATCCTGAGTAATTATATTTAAAGATATGGCTGAGAAAAAAGAGATTATAATAGATATTAACGTAGATGGATCAGGAGCTAAAAAAGGTACTACTGATTTACGTTCAGAATTTAAGCAGGTACAAAAGGAGCTCAGAACATTAGCAGCCTCAGGAGATACTGCCTCTGATGCTTTTCTAAAGCTAGAGGCTAGGGCAGGGGAGCTAAAGGACCAAATTGGAGATATGAATGATAGGGTAAATATCCTATCATCTGATTTTCCTAAATTAGATTTAGCTGTAGGAGTAGCTAAAGGTATAGCTGCAGGCTTTGCTGCTGCTCAGGGAGCTATGGCTTTATTTGGCTCTGAAAATAAAAACCTAGAAAAAGCCCTGTTAAAAGTTCAGGGAGCTATGGCTTTACTGCAGGGAGTAACTGAATTAGCTGCATTAACACAAAAAAATAACGTAGTAGGAATGCATCTCCATACTGCAGCTACTAAGGTTTATACGTTTGTTACATCAGGAGCTACATTAGCTACTAAAGCATTTAGAGCTGCATTAGTTGCTACAGGAATTGGAGCTATTATCTATGTGCTAACTGAGATCATAAGCCTGATGAGTGAAACAGGGGCATCAGCAGATGAGGCAGCGAGTAGGATTAAAGATGCTGCTGATCTTAATGCTGCTAGCTATGAGAGGGAGGCTAAATTAGCTAAGGCTAAAGGAAATGAGGAGCTAGCATATTTTGAGCAAACTATGGCTCTGCAGAGTAAAATCTATGATAATCAGGCAGCTCTCAGATTACTAGAAAAGCAGCAGGCTAAGGATGCTACTGATGAGAGAAAAAAGCAGATTAAAGAGATTAAAAATGATATAGCTAATCTACAAACTGATATAGAGGTAGCTACTATAGAATACGATAAAAGCGTAAAAGAGAAAGAAAAGAAAGAGAAAGAGGAGGCTGAGAAAAAGAAAAAAGCAGCTCAGGATCAGGCTAAAGAAAATGCTCGCAAAATTAAGGAGGAGCAGGATAGAGCTAGGGCTGCAGCTAATAAGCTGAGAGATCTAGAAAATGAGGCTTTTGCCATGAGGCTAAAGGATGAGAGAGAGAGAGAGCTATTTACTTTAGTATCTCAGCAGCAGAAAGAGGCTGATGATCTAAAGAACATGAAGCTAACTAAAGATGAGAGAGCAAAGATAGAGGCAGCTCTGCAGAAAAAACAAAATCAGGAGAGAGTAGATCTATTAAATAAATTTGCTCAGGATGATAAGCAGAGAGCAATAGAGCTAGAGCTATCTTTACAGGAGATCAAAAATGAGGCTTTTCTAGATAGTATTAAAGATGAGGGGCAGAGAGCTCTAAAGGAATTGGATCTACAGCAACAGCTAGATATTAAAAAACTAGATGCAGAGGTGCTATCTACTGAGGATAGAAATAAAAAAATAGATCAGATTAATGAGAGCTACAGGCTGAAAAGAGAAAAGCAGGAGAGGATTAATACTGCAAATGCTTTAGAAAAATCTTTTAATGATAGCCTTAAAAATTTTGAGAGGCAGAAAAAATCTAATGAGTTTAATTTTGAAACTAGAAAGAGCCTGCTAGATCTAGAGCAGAAAGCCCTAGAGGATGCTAGAGATAAGCAGGTAATTACTGATGAGAAATTTAATGAGGAGCTAACTAGATTATCAGAGGAAAGAAAAAAATTATCTGATGATGAGAAAGCTAGCAGAGCTGCATTAAATACATTTATTACGGATCAGCTTACTCAGAATATAGCTACTGCTAGCAAGCTGATAGAAACCTACTATAAAAATCAGATAGATGCTGCAGAGGGTAATGAGGCTAAGCAGGAGGAGCTAAGGAAAAAATCCTTTGAGAGAAAAAAGCAGCTAGATATAGCTAATGCTTTAGTAGCTACCTACAGCTCCTCTATCAATGCATTTAATGCTACTGCAGCTAATACTGCATTAACTGCCCTTTTCCCTGCAGCTCCATTTATTGCAGCAGGGGCAGCTCTAGCAGCAGGGCTAGCAAATGTAGCTCAAATTAGAGCTCAAAAATATACTCCATCAGGAGGATCAGGAGGATCAGGAGGTAAGGGATCATCAGGATCTACAGGAGCT